CAGAGACACTCTTAGTACCGTCCACTATAGATGTAAGTGCATCACCCATACTGTTAGCTATGGTATCTGCTACGTTCTTCTGGTGCTCTTCATGTTCTTCTAAGAGTCTAATACGCTTTTCTTCCGCAGCGATCATTTCAGCAACTCTTGCAATTTCAGACATATGGTAATTTCTGGAACCTTCGTCCATAGTAGCTAATTTATCTTTAACTTTGTCAAACAGTTGCATTTTAATGTTCTGAAGTGTTATTTCCTCTTCTGTAAGACCTATAAGTGCCTCACGCTTCTTGAGGTTAAGGTCCATTTCAGCCCACTCTTTAGTAAGTAATTCAATGGCATTTAGTTTTTCCTTACCACCACTCTCTTTGTCAGACTTAGTAAGCTCTTTATACTGCACAGCTAGGTCATAGAGTTCTCTTTCAAGAGTTTTTCTTTCCTCTAGTTTAGCAAAACCTTCGGGTGACAGTACGCCCTGACTCTGTTCCATAACAGTACGTTCAGCTTTTAGGTATCCACTGACCGCCTTCCCTGCAAGTTCGGGGTCTCCCCCAGCTTGAGCAGCAGCTATCTTTGCCTTCATAACTGCTATCTTGTCTTCTACATTAAGATTAATGTTGCTGATTATCTCGGAAGCCTTAGCTGCCCTTTCGAGGAATTGCGCCATCTGTTTGGCATCTTCTTTACTTTCCCGTAGGGCAATCGTTGCATCCTCAGAAGCATGTTTCCTCTCCACAGCAGCGGCTGCTGCTTTACCAGCCTCTACTGCCAAAGCTTGCATAGTGTTATACTCAGCAGCGGACATTTTCAACGCTTCGTGCCCTGCCATAGCTCTGTTGTAAGCAATCTGTTGAGCTTGTCTTATTTCAAGCTCACGGGCATTTTGAATATCACCTTCTGTTTTCATCTTTGCTATAATTTGATCTTGTTCTTTTTTATTAAGGTTAGTGATCTGGTCTGTTATTCTTTGATTAAAAGCATATATTTTATTAAGGTGAGCCACCTCTTTTTTATTGGCAGCTTCTATAGCTCTGTGTTCATCCTCAAGGTGCTTGATGTTTGCCTTACGCATTTGTAGAGCTAAGGCTTCCTTCTTCTCTTGCGCCTTTTGTTGATTTCTATCTGCCTCTTCCTGAGCTTCTGCTAAGTCAACTTGCTGATCAACCATAAGGTCTAAGATACCAGACTCTTGGAGGAACAACCTTACTTGATCTTGGAGCTTACCTTTGCGACCGTCAACAATGTCGTTAAGCGCATAACCCAATTTAATAAGGTCTTGTTGACTTTTTATTGGGGTGCCTAAAGCAACGGCAAGGTCATCTATGTCTTGTTTTAGCTGCGCTATCTGTTGACGATGCTGAACAGTCTTACCTTCTGCTGCCTTACGAGCTAATGTGTCTGCCTCTTGCATTTCAGCAAGAACCTCTTGCATGTCTGCAAGTATACCTTCTTTTTGTATAACCACCTTACCGACGATAGGGACGTGCTGACCTATAAGTTTGTTAAATTTTGTCTGATACTGCATACCAAAGGTCTTGCTCATCTCAGATCTAATATTTTTAAGGTCTATCTTCTTCATATCTGCTAAAAGTTTAGCAAGCTCATACCGTGCAAGGCTCATAGGAGCTTTTAAGACACTTTCAAGTTGGTCTCCCATAGACTCTATAGCACTTACTTGACTGCCTAGCTCAGAGAACGCTTCACTAAGTTCCTCTACAGACTCCTCGGCGTTATACATCTGATAAGCTAAGTTACCTAATGCAGCTATACCAGCGATTATAGCACCTACAACAGCACCCCCAGTACCAAAGATGCCAGCAAACTGTGAACCCTGTTGTCCGAAGGCTACGAGTGCGTTCTGACCAGATGCCACCTGTACGATAAAGTCATTGACCTGATAACCTGCTTGTTGCAGACCAACTGATGCAAACCTCTTAGTTTTCTGCGTTGCCCTATACGCTTGGTCTCCGTAACGAGCGAACTGGTTTCCTGCGTCTACGATAGAGCCACGTTCAAGTGCATTAGTAAAATCACGGTAGTCTTTCGTAAGGGCCTTAAGTGCTGCCCTTCCTTCTGCAGTTTTATCACCACCCCAAGCTCGGTTTATGTCTTTAACAGCTTCTCTGTATTTTTGTAGGGCCGCATACGAACTACTATACTGCCTCTTAAGCTTTTCTGTCTCACCAGCGAGTCTCTTAGTCTTTTTAACAGACTCGTCTACCATCTTTTGTTCACGTTTTGCTTGAGCAAGAGCAACCTTGTCTGTCTCTACAAAGTTCTTTAACTCTCGCTCTCTCTGAGCAATCATGAGGTTATATTCTTGACCCTTGGCGATAAGTTCCTCTTGTGTAAGGATGCCCTCTTCTTCTAACCTCATCAAGTCAGCTTGCAAAGTCTTAGTTAACCTGCGAAGTTGATTTGTGGCCTTCATTCCACGCAAGTCAGCAGCAGCTACTTTATCATGGTTCGCAGCACGTTGGACGTTAGCTACGTTAAACTCTTTGAGAGACTTCGTAGCATCTACAATGTCTTTCTTGTTGTGAACCATAAATCTGAGGTCAACTACTGGCATTACTGCGTCCTTATGTATATTACGTCAAGTTCTTTGACGGCTTCTACTTCTCTGGGGTCTAGGGGTGTGCCTGTTAATTCTATCCAAGACTTGATGTTCTCATAGGTTAGAGGGTTAGCACCACTAAAACCTCCTGTCCTAGCCTTGCTACATGCAATAAAGGCAGACCAGATATGAGACAAAAGAAAAGGGAAGTCTGGTCCCTCTAATTCCTTTGGTCTAATACCCGTCTGCCTCTCTACTTGTTCCAGATGCTCACGCTCGCTTGTTCCACTTTCATCAGTCTTGTTGAGTGCGAAGGAATGTTCCGCAAACTCAAGCAAGTCTTGGATCAGGCTTTCGTAAAATCCACAGAGTCAGCAACAGCCTCCTCTATCTGATCCTTAATCCAGAACAAGTTTGTGTAAACCTCTTTGCAGAGTGCTGGTGTTAGCTTAGGCTTCTTACCATCGTAAGTAATGTCCCAAGCTGCCGTTGTCCGAACTAAGAGGTCGATTGTGTCTGCCTCTAGTTCCTCTGCGGAAAAGTTAGTAGCTTTTCTCTTTGATGCTTTTGCAATACGCTTGTTTGTATGTTCGTGCATCACAGCCTTATACTCCTTAGTATGAGGAGCGTATACTGTGATAGACATTTCACTACCGTCTTGGTTAGTGAGTGACTCCAATGTAGAGGGGTGTACTAAGAGTACTTCTACGGTATCAGAGGTAGGTTTTAAGTTCATTAAGTCCATGTCAGGTTCCTGTCAGGGTTATGTCGGGTAGAAATAAAGGGGAGCATCAGACCCGACACCAATGCCCCCCGCCCTAGCTAGGGATTAGGTATCGGTACGAGTAATCTTCAAGTTAGTTGCAGTTGTCGTATCGAAGAGTGAAGTAAAGCCAAGGCTAATTACACGGCTTGTTGGGCCATCTACACCTACGTCAGCAGAGTTAATTTTAACTCGTGGGAATAGAAAGGTGTAAGCATTAGCAGCGGTTGGATCATTGACCGACACTTGAATAGCTGACTCTGTTTCGTTAAGGAAGCGGTTAATCAGGGAGGCATCTTCAAAGTATGCTGAGAACGACCCTGTAACTTCTGCACGACCAACCTCAAGGGCTGGTGCTTCATCAGAGCCAACAACAAAGGTAGGTGCGAAGGAGTTGGTTACGTTAAAGTCGATCTGAGTAATAATAGCAGAGGATGCAAGTCCAGCTACATTGTTACCAATCTGTAGATCACCTGAGTAGGCATCAAAAGGTGCGTTAGTACTTGCTGCATCCTGTGTCTTCTGTGTGGCACTCATGGTCATGCCTTTACCTACCATACCGAAAGTAGTAGTTACCATCTGGTTAGGGGCAATAGAGATGCCCATAGTAGAAACAGTCTGCCCTGTAAACAAACGAGCCTGATCAACGTCAGCAGAGTAGTCTTCAATAGAAAAGTACTTAGGTGTTGTACCAACTAACAAGTAGTCATTAGAAGCGTCATTGACCCAAGTGTTAAGCATGACTGACTCAAGGAAAGGATCGAAGTCACCTTTACGAAGGTCACATACAATATCACCAGCGGATTGTTTGTTACCATGACGCTCATGGCGAGGCATACGGTCAGCTTGAATGTCTGTACCAGCAACTAAATCTTTAGTTAGGTTAAGTCCGTGTGAAGTGAATGGGATGTTCTGGAAGTTGCCAGAAGGGGTAGTCCCGAATGTGGATTCAGTAATGTAGCTTAGGCTAGACCGTGAACCCTGTGCGAAGGTAGGCATGTGTTATTCTCCTAATTATAAATGTACCAGCCGATTGTGATCGGTATATAGTACCAAGGTGTGTCTAATAGGCCCTGAGCCCTTTCAGTATAATCTATAGACACGATGGTTGTTGTTCCGCCACTTGTGTAAGAGACGTCAGTGTTTGACTCAAAGTTGTCAATTATTAGTTCAGCTAAGGTTTCTGCTGCGGCGGGTCCAGCGTTCTCTGGTGCATGTACGTTTATATGGAAGATGCCCCTATAAAGTATCTGAGCGTTTGGACCTCTTGCTGCTCTTACACGCTGCGTGGGAATAAACTCACACTGAACAAAAGAGGTGCCGGTGATAGGGTTGAAGGAAACATTCTCGTAAGCTACAGAAAAAGAATTAGCAGTAGCTAGGGTGGCTAGTCGACTTTCTAGTGCAGCTCTGATGGTTTTATGTATACTAGCCATTACTCAGCCCCTGTATCTACTGTTGCGCCACCAAGGATGTTAGCTAGTCTTGTGTATACGTGAGACCCACCTTGACCACCAGCTCTAGGGATGTTCCCTCTTGGGTTGTTCTCAACTATACTGGCATGAGGAGAGTTGTTTCTAATGTTAAAGACGTCTTTAGTTAAGTCCAACTTACCAAGGTCAGACATAAGTTGTTCCCTAGCTACCGAAGGTTTCCCAGACTTTTTTCTACGGCCTCTAGCTGATCTACTTCTTGGAGAACCAGCAGTGTTACTTAATGTGTGGGACTCAATATAGGCACCTGTATCTACAGGAGACTCTAACACTAAGAACTCTATAGACTGCACTAACATATCTCTGACAGCATCTTCTGCTAGGGTATCTAAGTCTGATATGACCTCTTCAAAAGTACCTGTAAGTTTAGTTTTAGCCATGACTACTCCTGCACAGTACACAAATGACAGATGGGGATACCAGCAGAAAAGATAGTGGTCACAGAAAGTACCTTTACAGTGTCGCCGTTACCTATAACGAGATCTTCATCATCAGGGGTTATAGCTAACCCTTGAGCAGAGATAAGAAGCTTACGAGAACCTCTTACGATTTCATCAGTGTTTCCAGCTATTCCTAGTGCATAGTTGTAGAAGTAACCTAGTATAGAATAGTCTGTTGTAGCCTCTCCTGACCTACTACCAGTAGCAGGATCATAAGCCCCATCTGTAGTAACCTTACGCAGAGTCAAAGACTGTCCGTGTTCGCTTACAAGTCTATATAAGTCACCAGACCTAAACATTACTTAGCCCTAACTGTTGTAGTCGTAAGAGTCGGATTCGTTATAACTTGCAGGATTTTTAAACCTATCTCTTCTAAAGCTGGGATCTATTCTATCGGTATTCTCACGAACAGCTTTAACAGCAGTTGCACTAATACCACCGGCTTTGATACCTATGACAGCACCAGCAGTCTTACCCTGATACTCAAGGGTATCTGCTAAGGTCATGTACTGCTTTGCCAGAGTAGAGTACTTAGAGGTTAAGACACCATCGAGTTCTGTGTCAACCAGTCGTGAATACTTGGAAGATATGGCCCTAGCTACCCAAGCGGCAGAGTAATAAACATTGTTGCCAGTCTGAGTAAGACTAAATTCAATCTCCTCGTTCTCTAGCTGTTTATCAAAAGTGTCTGTATCACCAGACAACAACCTAACACTGTTCAATCTGCCAGCGGCAGTAGTTGTGCCAAGGGTAGTAGGATCATACGTCCAAGCCATTAACCGTTCTCCAACTCGCCGTAGTTACGCCTCCAACTACGGATCATACCTCGTTGCTTATCTAGTACCCTAGACTTCTTACAACGCTTTTTGTCATACTCTCTTGTTGTTGGTACAGCGGCTTTCACCTTTTCGTTAATACTGTCCACGAGGGCATTAAGTCCGTCTATGTCTAAGGCTTCAAGACCATCTCCCACTTTCATGCCAACTTCCTTAGCTGAGTTATGAAAGAGGGTTCTTTGATTGTATAGGATACGGACTTTGTTATCGTCTATACTGAGTTCTTTCCAAGGAAAGTGATCACCAGCAGCCCATTGTCTACCGTTAGCGGTAAAGGGCACCCTTACGAACGTAGGGCGGTCCACTTGAAACGGGAAGTTTTCTTGTCTAATCATGTCGGGGTCTCCTATGTGGGTGGGACACCCTAGAGCATCCCACCAGTTCAACTATTATTGAACGATACCGTTGAAGAAGTAACCCAAGTCTGGGCCAACTACTTTCATGTCGTAGGACATTTTAACTTGAATGTGCTCTGCAACCTGTTGACGCTTGAGTGCATCATCAGAGAAGGACTCAACAGTAATACCCAGATTGTTTGCTCCAGGAATTGAGTTCCATGCAAAGGTCATACCAGCAGCAGGAGTCATAAGACCAGCACTTGATGGTGTGTGACACAACATAGCATGTTTACCACCAATAAAGGAAGTAGACTCAGCAGCACCTTCTACAGCAGTGTTCTTGACTGCTTCCATGACGTAGAGCTTCTCTACTTCAAAGATCTCAGCAATTTTAGCATCTGTGATCAGTGCAGTGTTGCTGACAGTCGAACCACCGTTAAGGCGAGACAGAATGTCTGGGTGGTTGATCAGAATGTCACGGACTTCTTTACCGATAACCATAGTGTTTGGCTTATAGCCACCAGAAGCAAGTTGCATAGTGCGACGAGCATCTGTTACGTTCTGGATAGGTGTTGAGTTGGTGTAGTCGTTCCAGTATACAGGAGTACCTGCACCAGAAGCAGCACCAGACACGTTAGTTGTCCAGACACCATTAGTAAAGAATGTCGAAGCAAACTGCTCCTCACGGTGGATCATCAGGCGCATAGCCAGAGTCTCCGCACCCGCTTGACGGATTTGCAGTACTTCGTCTTCGTTAGCAATAGTCTGCTCGTCAAAGTCCATACCAAGACCATACACATCAGCAAAGTAGCTGCTGTTAGAAATGGTCATACCGATACGGTTAACCTCAGTGCGTGGCGCAAGTTTCTTTACGTCACCAGTGCGGTTCATGTTGGCACGGTCATAGATGTAGTATTTGTCAGACTGACGTGCGACACCTACCGTGGGAAATACCTTATCTGCGATAAAGTTCTCTTGTGATTGTGCATAGGCCAGTGTCAAGTTAGACAACGGACGGTCGATATGCACCTGTGATGGGGTTAGCATTGGCATTATAATGTTCCTTATTCTATGCTATTAAGCAGCAGCGTTGCCGCCTTGAATGAGTTCGATAGCAATGATCTGGTTAGTAACACCAGCTTCCGTTGCATAACCCATGATAATGTCACTAGAAGCAGCGTCTACACACAGACCAGCGGCATCAACACCAACAGCGCCGCCAGCGGTAACAGTACCACCAGCTTTTACCATAGTCTTACCTGTGACAACTACTGTTGCAGCATTGTCTTCAGCAGCACCTACTTCGCAGACACCAAATGCTTGTTCTCCGTCACCTGCCAAAACTGCCTCAGCAGCAGAGTCTAGTTTAACGAACTTGTATTGTGCGGCAGAAAGGTCCGCCCCTGCGATTACAGTACGGGTATCCCGTGATTGCGTAACAGCCATTTTTATTCCCCTTTATAGGATTTAGTGATAAGAGCTTTACCTTCATCGGTCTTAGCTACAGCAGCATAGGCCAAGGCATGTTCACTCTTTTTCATTTTATGTTCGTCCATGTAGGACTTTACGAGTGCCTCTAACTTATCGGTCGCAGAGGTAAACTCTCCGTCAACGTCAGATTTACCCAGTTCAGTCATACTACCTTCAAAGGCTTTGTCGGCTGCTTTGAGTGCTTGCATGATTGTTTCTTCGTCTCCGAAATTGGCAACCAAAGATTTGGCTACTTCAAGATCAAAGTGTGGTAGTTCGGCCTCTGCATGTTTAACTAAGATAGCATCTGCCTTAGCAACTTCTGCTTCTTCTAGTGCCTTAAGAATAGGCGCAGGAATATCAGCCTTGTTGATCTGTTCATCACCGTAAGTCACATACTCAGGTTCAACCGACTTCTCGATTGAGTCTGATTTAACGATGTAACCAGCTTCTTCCAGAGACTTGCTAAGGCGATCAATCTCGGCTTTAGCTAGGTCTAGTTCAGCTTGAATGGTGTCTACCTCGTCCAACGGACCTTGGTAATCTTTCTTCATGTCCATGTTATACATTTTCATAGCTTCGTCCTCGGACATACCTTTGTCCATGTAAGGCTTTAGCTTTGCTTT